TGACGAGTACATTAACACAGGTAATTACTTATTGAACGCACAACTTACAGGCTCTCTCTTTGGGGGGATTCCTAACAGTCGTTCCATCTGTTTCGCAGGAGAATCTGGAACCGGAAAAACGTTCCTTACGCTGAACGCTTGCCGCGAGGCTCAGAAGATGGGGTACTCTGTAATCTACTGTGACTCTGAAGCCGCAGTGGATGAAGACATTATGCGCAACTTTGGAGTAGACCCTGATAAGGTGCGTTACCAGCCAGTGGCTACTTCGTTGGAGGTTCGTCACTTTGTGGCTAACCTTTGTGATAACTTACGTAAGTACAAAGAAAAAGGAATTGAGCTTCCAAAAATTATGTTGGTCTTGGATTCCTTAGGAAACCTAGCAACAACTAAAGAACGAGCTGACGCTGCTTCGGGTTCAGAAAAAAAGGATATGACCAAGCAACAAGATTTGCGTTCTCTCTTCCGGGTAATCACAACAGACTTGGCTGAGTTTAAGATACCTTTTATCTTTACTAATCACACATATGCAACTATCGGTGCATACGTTCCAGGCCAAACAATATCTGGTGGAGGTGGCGCAATCTACAACGCATCCATCATTTTGCAACTATCTAAAGCAGGTCTTAAAGAGGATGGCGCCAACAAAACAGGTATTATTGTAACCAGTAAGCCTGCAAAAAATCGTTTTGCACGTCCACTTCCTATCAAGTTTCACATCAGCTTCTACAAAGGTATGAACCCATACGTTGGTCTAGAGCAGTACATCAACTGGGAATCTTGTGGAATCGGCCGTGGAAAACTCCTAACTGAGAAAGAGGTTGAAAAATACTACAAAGACCCAGCAGCACGTGAAGTTATTGATAAGACTCGATTCGTTCACACTGATGCGGATGGCAATGAAAGCGTTTGGTATTTTGAAGCCAAAGAAACTGCACGTTCACTGGTGGTTCGTCACCTCTGTGAAGCGGTTAAACCTCAAGATCTATTTACACCTCGTGTAATCTCCGAAGAAGTTCTTCGTCACCTTGACGAAACCATCATCAAGAAAACCTTTATGTTGCCTACAATTGGCGATATACATGAGTTGGAGGATGAAGAATTGAACAACGAAATCTTCGAAGGCGATGAGGATTGATATCAACAAACTTCCTATAAAGTACGCGTTGGAGCTCTACCAAGAGCTCCCGTCGTACCCTTCTCCAGAAGATTTGGAGTACATGCTAGTCTCTGCGCTACAAGAGAAAGACCTCTTGGGTGTGGAGTTTACTGCTGAACAGGTATGGGACTATATGAAAAGCGCAGTTCCATCGCTAAATGAACTTATCTCTTTTTTGGATAACTTAAATACATGCAATAAGCTGGACGAGGATGGTTACCTCTTGACAGCGCATCCTTGGATGAACTAATTTAACCTTTGTGTATATAAACTTAAACTAATTACATGGTTTCATCGCATTTAGAAAAGATTTTCTATCACTACCTCATGGACAAACGTGAGTTTATCAATCTGGTAAAACCACGGTTCTTTGAAATGGAGGACGTGAAAAAGGCATACGAACTATCAACAGAATTTGTCGAGAAGTACGGCACGGCACCCACAAAACAACAGCTTGTAGAACTTTCAAAAATGAAAGGCCTGTCTGAAGAACTCACTGATTCTAAGATTACAATGATTTTTGAAACCAACCTCTCGGAATACGATGAGGCATGGCTTAAAGAATCGGCCGAATCCTGGATTGAGTATAAAAACCTGGACATCTCAGTTTACGACTTAATCTCCTACCTAAAAACAACCAAAATCTCTACAGACAACATCAAAGAGGTGGTGCAAACTGCCAAGTCCTTAATCAATGACCGCAACAACATACAGTTTGGTTTTGATGAAGGTCTAGACTTCTTTAACCCAGGCTCCCACTTACAACCTACCAGTGATACCTTTTCAACCGGCTTTCCGTATATGGATCTGGTATTAGGTGGCGGCTGGTATTCCAAAGCTCTCTTTTGTTTTATTGGTGAAATGAAGATTGGTAAGTCTATTTGGCTTGCCAATATCGCAGCAAACAGCGTAAAGATGGGCTACAACACTGCTGTAATATCATTGGAAATGCGGGACCGCAAGGTTGTAAAGCGCTTAGGCGCAAATCTCTTAAGCGTAACTATGCGTGATTACGCAAAAATAGCCGAGGACCAAGTAGGTCTAAAGAAGAAACTTGGAAGTATTGGCTATGACACACTACAAACACCAGGAAGCCTCTTTGTTAAAGAGTTTCCTACATCATCTGCTGGTGTACCTGACGTGGAACGCTACCTGCAAAAAATGGAGGAACTCAAAGGTATAAAGTTTAAGGTGATAGTGTTGGACTACATCAATATCTTAAAGAATTGGCGTAACCCTAACACAGAGAATATGTACATGAAGATCAAACAAATTGCTGAAGATCTTCGAGCCATGGCAATGCGCAACGACTGGGCTATTATTACCGCTACGCAGGTAAATCGTAGTGGATTTGGTAGCACTGACCTTTCCATTACCAACGTTAGTGAATCATCTGGTTTAGGACACACAGTGGACGCTATGTTCGGTATTATTCAGGATGAAATTATGCACGGCAATCGAGAGTATATGCTAAAACTCTTGGCTAACCGTGATGATGGCTATAAGAACAGCCGAAAAAAATTCTTAATCAACTATGAACTTATGCGTCTTATTGAAGATGCTGACTCTCCAATACACAATGAATAATGAAAGACGACAAAATTTTTAACAATCGGTACAATACAGGGGATCTTGAGTACGAAGTATTTGGTGAAATAAAACTGCACGAGGACACCACACCTGGCGATGCATACGAAGAGTATATTGAGCAAAAGATTCAAGAAGACATTTACAGAATCTTTAAAGAGTCACCATACTACTCTAGCAGTGGAAAGCCTACTAAGGTTAACCGCTCTGCTGTTGCTGAGATATACTACTACTTTGAGGAAAAACTCCCAGACGCTGAGGACATCTCCGCGGTGGATAAGTTTACACACATCGCAGATTTTATGGGAATCCAATATGAGGTGTTGTACGGTGAGATTTCTCCAGTTCATAAAGAAAAAATACTTCGTGAACTGGACCAAAAGTACGCAGTATTCTCTAAGAGAAAAATTAAAAGACTTTTCTAATGAATATACCAGCAAAGCGAATATGGATGATCACCGATACACACTTTGGTGTACGGTCCAACTCTCGTGAGTGGATGGATATGATGGAAAGCTACTTTTATGACTTCTTCATTCCGTTGCTCAAGTCTGAGTATCGGCCTGGAGATATATTGGTACACTGTGGCGACACATTTGACTCAAGGCAATCGCTGAATCTATACGTTCTTAACAAAGGGCAATCTATTATCGAGGCAATTGCGGAGATTATGCCAGTATACATCATCATTGGTAACCATGATATCTTTATGAAGTATTCTAATGAGATTAACTCTATGAAAATCTTCAAGCACATGAAAAATGTCACGGTTTTTGAGGAACCAATGCTTGTTAACTTTGGCCCAAAGACCGGTATGTTTCTTCCATGGGTAGAGGACCACGATGACTTATCAGAGTTTGTAAGCAATCCAGCAAATCGAGCGAACATCCTCTTTTGTCATGCAGATGTTAAGGGCGTGTCTTTTAATAGGCACGTGAAAATTGAAGAAGGTACTGAGGCCGATAGCTTCCAGCAGTATGACAGAGTATACTCAGGGCATATTCACTACGCTCAGAAGTTTAAGAACGTAAGAATGCTAGGTACACCATACCAGCTCACAAGGTCCGACATGGGAAATCCTAAATGCGTTTGGATGCTAGACCTGGAAAACGACGAGGAACGCTCTTGGGAAAACACGCATTCCCCGAAGTTTCTTAAGTATCGATTGGAGTGGATCATGGAGCGTAGCACAGAAGAGTTGCAAGAACTCTTTTACAATAACTACGTGGACATTTTGGTTACGCCACAATGGTCCTTAAAGTTTCCTTTTGCTTCTTTTGTGGAAAGATTTTCTGGCTATAGAAAAATCAATCACATAATTGTTACCGAGGATGACATACAGGAAATAAACGAATCGGAAGAAAATTTGTCAGAAGAGATAAGCCTTATCAACATGATTGAGATGTATGTTGATGGGATGGCTTACACTGATAGCATTAAGGATAGGCTAAAAAGCGTTAGCATTAACCTATACCATGATGTACTAAGAGTATTAGAAGAAAAGAATAAGCATGAAGATACAATCAATTGAATGGCGTAATTTTTCCTCTTATGGAAACAACTTGCAAAAGATTGTTTTCGAGGAAGAGCAAGGAAACTTTTACCTGGTAGTAGGCTCTAACGGTGCAGGTAAAAGTACTATAAGTGATGTTATTAAGTTTGGCCTATACGGAAAATTAGACAACAAAAAACTTGGAGAAATTGCAAATAGGTTTAATGGCAACGCATACGTAAAGATTTGCTTGCAGAAGAATTCCTCTACCAATATCATCATTGAACGCGGTATTGCTCCAGGAGTCTTTCGAGTTTTCATTAATGGAGCCGAGTATCACCAAGCTGGAAAAAAGAACGTACAAGCTTTCCTGGAAGAGGAGATTTTAGAGATACCATACTACGTCTTTAACAACATGGTGTCACTATCAATCAATGATTTCAAAAGCTTTATCAGTATGAGTGCACATGATAAGCGTAGTATTGTGGATAGACTCTTTGGATTAGAAGTACTTACTCATATACGTTGGCGTATCAAGGTTAAAGTTAAAGAGATTAAGGACCAGATCGACAACATCAATACTGAAATCAGTGTTCTTGGACGTAGCATTGACACATCCAACATGGAGCTAGCAGCTCTTAATGAAAAACTGGAAACGGCATCGATGGAAAAGAAGCAAGAACTTCTAGATGCAATAGAAAAACTCAATGGATTTGTGGGCCAGGCAGATACTCACATAGGAAAAATTCAGGAAACACTTGGCGGTATCAGAACTGCCACAAGTGGACTGCAGCAAACACGCACTTCCATTGAATATGAGCGCAAATCGCGCAATGAGAAGATTGCACTTTTCCAAAAAGGCAAGTGTCCTACATGCGAATCTGACCTGTCCGGTGATTACTACCAAAACTTGCTGCAGGAATATCTATCAGAGAATGAGGAAGCCGTTGGCCAAATCAATGAAATTGTAGATAAGGAACGTGAACTTAAAGAAAAGGTGCAAGCCTTGGAAATAAAGCTGCGGGAAATTGAGGATAAAAAGACTACAGCAAAAGTACGTATCAATGCAGCCAGCGGTGAAATAGCCAAGATGGATGATAACAACAACAATGATGAGCAAACCGCATCTTTACAACGTATCATTAGCGAATCGGAAACCAAGAAGGACGATGCTGTAAAGAAAGTAGACAACGAGGAAAAAAAGATTAACTTCTACAAAATAGTTGACGAAATCTTTGGAGATAAGGGCGTAAAGCTAATGGCTATCAAAAGGATTCTACCGATACTTAACAGTGAAATTAAGAAAGTGCTGTTGGAACTTAACATGGACTACCGTGTAACCTTCAACGAGGAGTTTGAAGTAACTATACAACATTTAGGATTTCCGGTTACTGCAGACCAGCTAAGTACAGGAGAACGCAAGAAGGTAGACTTTGCTGCTTTAGTGGCTCTGATTCGTATCATGAAAATGAAATTTACTGGAGTAAACCTTACTTTTCTTGACGAGATTTTTTCATCAATTGATAGCGATGGAATCTACCACATCTTAAAGGTTCTACATCGCACATGCAGAGAACTGAACCTCAACATCTTTGTAATCAATCACAGCCAATTGCCTACTGAGATATTCGACTACCGGATTGAAATTTCCAAGAACAATGGCTTTTCAAACTTAAGCCTAGAAAAAATAGGGTGATATATACTTAAATGGGAGAATTCTTACACAGATACAACACAGACAATGTTCATTCACGAGCCGTGATAGTAGGTATGATTAACCTGCTTAACAGTCACGTTTACTTTGAGAATGTTTTGTCCGACACAGTAATCGACACAGTCTACGTTCCCTTCTTCTACAACATGGGAGGTGATGAACGTTTTTTACAAGATTACTTCCTACACTGGAATGACTGTGTGCATCCAAGATTAGCCGATGGTAATTACGATGTGATACCAAGAGGCATTGTCACTCTTACTTCCAAGAACATTGATACTGGAAAAATGACTCACCGTTTTGTACGCGGTAATTATGTTAAAGAGGTTGATGGTCAGCTACAAACTTTTAGCTCATACCTAAACTCCATTCCTATAGCTATGAACTTTGATGTGGAAATTGAAGTTGATACTAACCTGGATGCTTTCAAAGTAGAGCAGGCTATTGTTGATGTCTTTTATAAGACCCAAGTCTATTCAGTAACTTACAAAGGCATGAGAGTTCCATGTCAGGTTGGGTTTGCTGAAGACTATGGAGTGGAGAATACTTTTGAATTTACATACCAGGCAAATGTTAGAACTCTACTAAAGTTTTCATTAACCGTCGAAACCTACTTCCCAGTCTTGGACCCGACAACCGAACGCAGCAACGCCAACCGCGCGAGTGCGTTTAACACAGTACAACTATCCGAGGAAAGGTACCTGGTTCCACGCTTTACATACGCGGAACCATTAAGCCGAGAGACATACTTTTCAGGTGGAGTGCTGCCTATTTCATGGACTAACACAGGCCCTATCATGAGGGTTAACCTTTACTATAGATTAGTAGGCAGTTCAGAATGGCGTCTTATAGCCAAAAACCTTAATAACAATGGCACGTATGATTGGGTTGTTCCATACTTTGACAACAATGGAAACGAGGTCCCAACAGACCCTATCAGTGTAGGCATCGTAACCTCTAGCGGAAAGTTAGCAAAAGTACGCGCTATCGCCGATGCGCTAGGCTCCATTGAAAAAATTATCATACTAGAAAAAGGCCTATCATACTCCAGCACTGACATTATTAGCGCCAGCCCTCCAATAGGAGTGTCATTTGTTCCGCCTGTAATACAGGCCAACATTGTTGGTGGTGAAATTGTTGGTTCTACCATTGTTGACGCTGGAAGCGGATTTGCACCTTCGGCAACAACAGAGATTGAACTCAAGATTGAAGATGCCAACAGTGAAGTTACCTATCGCTTGTTAGACGAAGTAGTAACATTCACAGGTGATGTGAATCCAAATCTGCAAGCTCCACAAAACTCATACATCACTAACATGGTGCCTACGGTAGTCGAACTCTTAAACTACACTCCTCTGTTAGGGCAAACCGTAAGTGGTGCCGGTATTGTTAACGGCTCAGTTATCACAAATGTGGATCAAGTCAATAATCGGGTAGAGATAAATAATACGACAACTAACCAGGTAAGCGGTGGAACAATTGTTTTATCCACTAGCACTGGCAAAATTTATATTCAATAGAAAGATATATAGAAAAAGACAAAATAAATCAAAACAAATGTCAAATTCAACACTAAAACAACGCATTGAAGGACTAATGTCTTCAACTACATCTGACCAGGCCGTAATGGCGTGCAAAGAGGCGCTTAAGAAGTACGAGGAGTACAATAACTTTATACTACCTGGGCATTTAGCAGAACAGTTTGAGCTTTCAGTTGCTGAAGCATTGATTAAAGATCTAGAAGCAATTGAAGAAAACAATGTATCTGACTTCTTAGCAGTAGAAAAGCGAATTGTTGGTATGAACAACATGGGAGTAAAAAAGGCTATTGCAGAATTAAGCGAAAGTGAAATGGCAAACAACCCAGCAACTCTCTATGCTTTACAAAGCTTAACAAGCATTCAGCACCTACCTGAGTGGTCTATCGTAAATCGAGTAATAGAGTCTCTTAAATCATTTGAGTGGAACCCATTAGTAAAGGAACATTTGAATGTATTGAAAGCCAACGCTGCTAAATACGCAGAAGACATTAAAATCTACACTGCGGTTCAAGAGGCTAAAGCTTCAAAATCAAGCTTCCTAATTGAAAGTGTTGAAAACGACATCAATTCATACCTAAACCATAGAACCTCTACAAACCGTGCAAAACTTCTTGAGTCTTTAGGGAAATACAACTTTGACCAGGGAGTTCGCAAACTTTACAACATCGTTTCTGAAAGCGAAACTACATTCCAACTTAAAAGCATTACAAACGATGCTCGTGTAAGTAAGTTATACTCTCCAGTTCTTATCAACGAGGATAGCGAAGTATTCTCTGTCTTTGGAAAAGGCTATGTAAAAAGTGGAGATAACGTAAGAGCACTAACTGAAGAGGAAAGCAAAATGCTTCCAGACTACTTTCACTGGATGTCTTCTTTTCTAGCTCAGCCAAACGTGGAAGTTACTGAAGGCCGTGTTAAAATCTTTTCACATGACAAAAAGGTAGAAATTGTAGAAGAAAATGACAGCGTTAATGTTCACATCAACGGAAAGGTGGTTTCTATTGAAGAGTTTCACAAAGTGTATCTTAACAGTGGAATCTTCCGTATGAATGAGAAAGAAATCATCAATGCAGTTTCCAGAATCCTTGAAAAATGGAATCTAATCTTTGAACTTGACTTTGCTAAATCAATCTTTCCAAAAAGCACACCTAACCGTCGAGTAGATATCTTCAAAATCAACGAGAAAATTCACGTTAACCGTGTTGATACTTTAATGAATGAAAATATCTTCCACGAAGACTGCAACGCAGTACAGGCAAAAAATCTTGTACTAGAATTTGCACAGTATGACTTATCAAATGCTTTCTCAAGTATGTTATCTGAAAAAGAGGCTGAGTTGAAAAAACTAGATGAAAGCAAAAAACAACTTCTTGATACCATTACATACCTAGAAGAAAGACGCGCTCTTATCGAAGGCATCGATGATGAAGATGTTAAAGAGTCTGATGAGGTAAAAGAAGTATTGGCAATGATAGAAAGCGAAATTGACGCAGTAAAATCTGTCTACTACGAAATACACAATCGTCAAAAGGAACTGACCACAGTTCAAGAAGGTTTGGGTGCAAGCGTCGGCGACGAAGTTGAGCACTTAAAAAAAAAGCAGTAGTTATAGGAGCGAACCAAGCCTCTAAAACTCTAACAATCAAAGACGAAGACGGAAAGACCCACGAGGTTGATCCCACACAAATAAAAGTCACTAAGAAGGCCTCTGAAGCACGACCTGGCAATGACCTTGAGATAAACACCCAAGGTGATGGCGCAACAGTCGGGATTCGTGAGGCCAATGACTTTGTTAAGGGAAAGGTTTTAGGCTCGTACAATGGACCTGAGGCTGGAGATGAAGTCTTGGTAAAAGCTACCGACTACACTACTAAAGGCGATAACGATGAAGTTGAAATCATGGTGGGTGGCTCAGAAAAAGCAACAATCCTAAAAAAGTTTTTAACTAACGTTCTGGTTGAAGGAAGAGAACTAAATGAATACGGTGTATATAATTCTGAAAACGACGTTAATAACAATGTAAAAACAGGAGAAAACGAGCCTAGCGACGAACAGGGCTTTATCATGAAACTTTCCGATAGCGTAAAGCACATAATTGGAACGCTTGAAGAGGTAAAAACTACTGTTCGCGAAGAATCCAAGGTATCATTTGACTCGATTGATGTGGCAATTGCTGAACTTTCCAGTTATGTGAAATCCTTAGAGGATGAAGGTGACATTATAGCCTCCGCAACACCAAACTAAAACATGGCAAATTACGTAGACCCTGAAGAGTTTAAGAAAGAAATTTTACTCTCAAAAGAAAGAGATGAACTTACCCCCAAGGCAGTTGATATGCTGATGCTGATGGCAAAAGAATCGTCTAAGAAGCTTACATACAAAGATGAGGAAGACCGCAAAGACTGCATAGCTTTTGCGATGATGGATGTTATCAAGTATTGGCGTAGCTACAACCCAGAAAAATCAAAGTATCCTTTTGCTTATTATACACAAATCATTAAACATGGTTTTGCAAAAGGCTGGAGAAAATTACATCCACTTAGCGCAACAAAAAAAGTTTCACTGAGCAACGAGAACTTTTATAGCTTCTAGAAAAAACTTGATACGTGCATGAGTAACATCAAGTCTAACAAGCCGAACCCAATGGGCACGTACCGCCAAGGGTACTACAAGCTTACTAACCCTGAAAAGTATATAGGTGATCCAAGCAAAATCATCTATCGTTCTTCATGGGAGTATCGATTTTGTAGATATTGTGACCACACACCTGAGGTTGTGAAATGGTCTTCTGAACCGGTTGCTATTCCATACTACAGTCCACTCGATGAGCCAGCAAAAGCAAAACCACGTAACTATTACGTGGACTTTTACATGCGCGTAAAGAAGAAAGAAGAATATGTAGATTACCTAGCTGAGGTTAAGCCTTCGTCTTCACTGGCAAAACCAGTATTAGAAGGTGTAAAGCATAGCACACAAAAGCTAAAAAACTATAATTATGCTTTGCAGACGTGGCTTGTAAACCGTGCAAAGTTTGCTGCAGCTAAAGAGTATGCAGAGTCACGAGGCTTCCAATTTATCTTGGTGACCGATGAATTTTTGTTTGGTAAGTAATGAGAAATAACAAACCTATAAACCCGCTTCCGCAGCGTACACCGTCAACCACCCCAGGTTCTGGCGATTTTACGCAAAATTACAGGGCACAAAAGGGTAAAGATAAACTACGCAAGGATGCATATCCCAAGTTTGAGGCCAAGTACGTAAAGCGGCCATGGGAGGAGTACGACTTCTTGGAAGATCAGGAAAGGCTCTTGGCAAGAAAGCTAAATTTCTTCATGCCAGGAAGGATTTATACCTTTCAATATGACCCTTTGCATAAGGATTGGCTATCTTATTACGATAAACGCCCTATAGTTCTTATGCATTCACAATTTACTAGCAAGGCTGGTAATCTTTGCGTACAGGGCTTAAACATCAATTTTTTACCTGAGTTGGCTCGGGTGCAGGTAATTGACATTTTCATGCAAACCTTTAAGCAAGATATTGCTGAAGGGCAAAAAAAGCTGGCAAAAAACCAAATAGGCATCTACAGACTTGCTTGGCAAACGCTAACCGACTGGTTTAAGACTTACAAAATTTTTGGTCAGGGTGGAAAAATAGCATATTCCTTTGCGTTTAGAAATTACATTATTGGCCGCATTAAGCAGCCGGTACTAGTAGAAACCGAGGACTATGAAATGCTGCCTTACATTATTCCAAAAGAGTTTAAAGGCAAGAGCCCACAAGAAGTTTGGTCGCTGTACCAGAAAGAACAACCTAAGATGATTAAGAAGGTTCCTAATGAGCAAAAAGCAAAACAATCACAGAAGAAATATACCAAGCCTGGCGGCTAGATATATACAAAATAACAAACTATGGCAGGATTTATAGATAGAATCGGGGTGAACCCTATATTTGGTCAGCTTTCCAAGGGGCTTAAGAACTTAGCTAACCTGGGAATGCGATACGACGATATGGTCGTCAAACAATCTCGTGCTGTCGGTGTAACCGAAGCGGAGTTTGGAAACCAGGGTTACTTACCAGAAGAATTCCTATATTCTTTGGCCTTGGCCGATGTAGGTCAGAAAAAGTTTATTGCATTTTTTGACAAGGACTATAAGGCACGAAGAGACTATCTAAGAAAGTTTGCAATGAACCCAGAAATAGAGTTCATCATCGATACCATAGCCGATGAAGCTGTGGTATATGACGATTCAAACTACTTTTGCACCGCCGACGTATCACGCGTTAGGGAAATTATTTCACCTGAAAGACAAGATGAGATAACGGTAGAAATCAATCAACAATTCAAGAAAATTTATAGCCACTTTCACTTCTCTGAAGGGCACGATGCATGGGCTTACTTTCGTCAGTTACTAATTGACGGCTTCATTGCATTCGAGATTATTTATGACCCGGACGGAAAAAACATAGTTGGGTTTAAAGAGCTGGACCCAATATCGCTTAGACCAGGTGTTGAAAAGACGAGCGATGGCACATACAAAAAAATCTGGGTACAATACGAAGATGTTCCTTCAATGAAGCGTGTTCTTTTGGATTCGCAGATTATTTACATATCATACGCCAAAGGAAACTTTACTGGCCGTGTATCCTACGTGGAGCGCATGGTTCGTTCTTTCAACCTATTACGTATCATGGAAAATAGCCGTATCATTTGGAACATTATGAACTCCTCTTTCCGTCTCAAGATGGTAGTTCCAATCGGTACCAAGTCTCCACAAAAGGCTAAAGAATCTTTAGCCGAGATGATAAACATCTATAAAGAGGATATCAACCTAGATCAGGATTCTGGTGAACTTAGTATTAACGGTGCACCGGCTATGCAGTTTTACAAAAACTATCTTTTCCCATCAAAAAATGGTGAGTCTCCGGATATCTCAGTAATGGGAGGCGAAGGCTTTGACCTTAGCGATACTGAAGCTCTAAGTTACTTTAAGAACAAAATCATCGAGGACTCCAAAATACCTTCATCACGCTTTGATAAGCAAATGGGCGGTGGCGGTGGAGGCCAATATACTATGAGTGCAGACGGAATCGACCGTGAAGAGATCCGCTTCTTTAAGTTTATTGTTCGTCTACGCTCCATCTTCCAGGAAATCATTCTTAAGCCTTTGTACATACAAATGGGTCTAAAGTACCCTGAGTTGGCAGAAGACGAGCTTTTTAAGGCTTCTCTTTCATTAACATTCAACAAAGATAACCTCTTCGAAGAAATGAAGCAAATGGACATTATGCAGAAGCGTGTTGACTTTGCTACATCAATGATGGGTATCATGGATAAGAAGAAAGATGCCACAGGTATGGACGTGGATGTTCCATACTTTATGCCAAAATTTGTGGTTGAGAAATACCTCAAGCTTTCACAAGATGATATTGCATCTAACGAACGTATTGCGAAAGATAAAGCGCAGCAAGACTTAGAGGATATGAAGCTTGCTCAACAAATGCAAAATGCGAGCATGGGAGGCATGTAACCCTGTAAACTTAAAAATATGATAGCTATTGATAGCAACCCTCTTGAAGGAAAAGTAGGCTTTCTAACATCACCTCTTATTATAGAAGATGTTTTAGACAAAGAGGAAATAACTAGCATAGAAAAAATCATTGATGCTCTGCACTCATCAGAAGCCACTGTGAACTACGGTGAAAAGGATGATAACGTCGCGTCCTTTAAACTTGCCTGGATTCCTTTCAATGATAATACCGCTTGGTTGTACGGTAGATTGTACGACATAGTACATATGTACAACGACGAGTCTTTTGAAATGGAGCCGCTTGATATGGTGGAGCGCATTATGTACTGTGAATATGGAGAAGGCGACTTTCACAGTTGGCATCTTGACATAGCCGATGTTCCTCCTTTTCTGGGAAGAAAGCTAACAGTCACAGTTCAACTAAGCTCCAGCGACGACTATCGAGGCGGAAACCTAACGTATATGTTGGACGGCTATTCAGTTCCAAGATCACAGGGTACTTTCATTATTCATCCCTCATACTTGCTACACAGCACAGAACCAGTAGTTTCCGGAACCAAAAAGACTCTTACATATTGGTTAGGTGGAACCAAATTCCGCTAGGTGTATATAAACACTAAAAATCTTATGAAAGTTGGTATTACCTGCAGTACTTTTGATTTGCTGCACACAGGTCATATCTTAATGTTGGAAGAGTGCAAGCAGCATTGCGATTACCTTATCTGCGCTCTTCAAGTAGACCCAACACTAGATAGGCCCGAAAAAAACAAACCCATACAATCTGTAGTTGAAAGATACACTCAGTTAAAGGCTGTAAAGTACGTTGATGAGATCATACCGTATGTTACAGAGATTGAACTAGAGGAAATCTTTAAGTCTTATCCAATTAATGCACGTATTATTGGAAGCGATTACATGGGAAGAGACTTTACTGCAAAGGAAATATGCAGAGACCGCGGCATCGAAATCATTTACAATAAACGTGACCATGATTACTCTAGTACAGAGTTGAGAAAAAGAGTCTGGAGGGTCGAAACAAGTAAGATCGAGTACTATAAAAAGCTTAATGCAGAGGAGCCCCAAAAGTAATGGAAATTGTAAATATGCCGTATAACCAAGAACTAAAGTATACTTTGTGAATATAAAAGCTAAAGAAATAACAACATATGATACAAGAACTCTTTACTGAGAAGTACCGTCCAAAAAACCTGGAGCAAATGATACTCCCAAGCCGCATCCGCAAATCTATTGCTGACGGCGCGCTGCACCAAAACTACCTGTTCTACGGTTCGCCGGGTTTAGGAAAAACTTCGTTGGCTAAAGTTTTAGCTGGAAACTATCCATACCTATACATTAACGTCTCAGATGAAAGTTCTGTGGACGTTATTCGCGAAAAAATTACTAACTGGTGCTCAACCATATCATTATTAGATGGCGGTGAAAAATACAAGGTGGTCATCCTTGATGAGATGGATGGCGCTTCAGACCAGTTCTACAAAGCCCTACGCGCCACTATTGAAAAATTTGCTGCAACCGCTCGTTTTGTGGGAACATGTAATTACATTAACAAAGTACCAGAACCGGTACAATCAAGGTTTACCTGTATCTCCTTTGACTTTATCAACAAGGAGGAAGAGAAGGAAGTAATGGTGGAGTTCATTAAACGGACATGGGCAATTTTAAAGAACGCAGGTATTACTATCGAGAAAGACGCGGTTATTGAGTTTGTTAAACGTAACTTTCCGGATATGCGTTCGATACTCAATAAGGTACAAAACTTCATTATTCAAGGAGTAACCGAGATTAAAGTAGAAGATGTAAAGCAATTAAACTACTCCTTTCGTGACATCTTTGAACTTGTATGTTCACCAAAGGCCGACCCTTCAGAAACATACAAGTTTATGATGGTTAATTATGGGAGTAAAGTAGACGATGTATTGGCGTCTTTAGGCTCTGAACTGCCGGAATATATTCGAGAAAATCAACCAAACCTTGCTCATAAAATTCCTCAGGTGGTTATCAAATCAGCACACTATCAATCACAAAGAGTAACAGTAATCGACCCAGCAATTTCTATGGTTGCTGCTGTGTACGAATGTCAAATCATTATGAATTCCTAAATATGAAAGTAACAACAACAGAATGCCGCAGCTGGGACTCTTCACTAATTAAGTGGACTGAGTACACGCCGGATGACCAAACACTATACGTGGTATTTAGCAACGAGCTAGCATACAGCTATGAAGGCGTAACCGAAGAAGAGTATCAAGCTTTCTGCGGCGCAGAATCTCAAGGTTCTTACTTTGCTAAACACTTTCGCAGTAAGAAAACTTACAACAAAATTGAAAACACTGAAGGAGTAGATACCAATGAATCCACAGGGAATACACAGAACTAGTCACGTAGTTGCGTATATTAAGAGCAACTATCCACAAATGGATCCTCGTAAATTTGACGTAGTTAAGGTAGGACCACGTGTATACATGTATGCAGTCGATAGCACAGGGCTACTTCAAAGAAAATTTATCTTCCAGGGAAATCTTCCGGCAATCAACGAGCTCTCAGTACTTATGAATAGCTTTGAGCGAAACGTAAAAGATGCAATTAAGGGGCTAGGCTACTAATTGTTAATATCTTTTGCGCCCAAAAGTTTCAAATGTAAAAACTTTTGGTTAATTTTATACTATACAAAAAATAACAATATGAACCTTATATTTGACGGGAACTATTTCTTTTACAAAACGCTCTTCATTTTTGGAGGCTATAGCGGAAATGGCGGAAAAACTCTTGAGTCCAGACAGGACCAGGAGATGTTTATTCGCAAGATAGCCACGGACATGGCTCACTCAATTCGCACGTTCGGAAACCCAAGCCGTATCATCTTTACTATTGATTCCAAGTCTTGGAGAAAGGAAGTAGAAATTGAGGATGGTGGTTACAAAACAAATCGTGATAAAGGCGACTCACCAATTGATTGGGACAGCTTCTACAAACTTATGAATGAGTTTGCTATCATCTTAAAGAAAAAAGGCTTTATCGTTTCTAAGGAGGAACGAGCTGAAGGTGATGACCTTATGTATCTTTGGGCTGACGAACTCTACAAAAACGGAGAGGACAGCATCATTATCACCGGTGACCGTGACTTAACACAATGCGTTCGTTGCAACGGCAAAAACTATGTAGTGGTTTACAACCCTAACTCTAAAAGCCGTAAGATTGTAGCTCCTAAAGGGTTTACTGAGTGGCTAAAAAAGGAAGAGTATGATTTGTTCGATGCTAGTACTTTTATGAACCGCAGCAAAGACCTTATTGCAGAAGCCGCTAACAGCATTCCAGTGGAGGAAATTGACGAGGCTTACCTTATCTTTGAAAAGGTGATTATTGGCGATGCGGGAGATACTGTTCCTCCGATATGGACGTGGGAAAGCAAAGGAAAAACTTTCCGTGTTACGCCGGCAAAGGCCGCTCGAATATACGAGGTAATGCAAATGATGAAACCTATCGAGGATGTTTTTGAACTTCCACATCGAGCACAGGAAATATCAAACGCTCTAAACAGTGTTTGTAAACAGTCAACTACTGCTGACGCAATTCGACCAAGGCTGGAAAGAAATCTAAGATTGGTTTACTTAGACCATCGAATTATCCCAAGCGAAATTATTGAGGCATGGGCTGCATCATATAGCGGTGATTCCCCTAAAATGCTAAGCGCAAAAGCTTATGATATGAATTACCTACTTGAAGGTACTCGCTTTATTAGCGGCGGAAGAACTTTTGAAGCGGATATCTTTTCAAAGTTTAAGTAATGAGCGCGCTACCACTAACAATCGTAATTGCAGCAGACCCTGATGCAATCGTTGAATGGTCTGAGTCAAGAAAGACTTTAATGCACGACCTAACGCTAGAAGGCGCAAACGCATTAATGGTTAACACAGAGAAAGAAGAACAAATTCTCATTAACTTTTACGAAAGCTTTGGAGATAGTCTGCCTTACGCTGATGTGTCAATTCACAGAGATGAGATATTAGATAGCCTTGAAATAGCTTTAGAGTACTATGTAAATGAAGAACTTTTTGAAAAGGCTGTGATAGCGCGAGATCTCATCAAAACCTTTTTACAACAGGAAAATATAAATTAGGTATGAGCGACTTATTTGAATTCATTAACGGAATGGTTTCTAAGCCAGAAGAGTTTAAGAAAACCAAGATGCATGAGAGAGCAAAACATTTTTTCATGGTAAATAGGCTATGCAGCATTGCTTTTCCAGTGCAGGCATCCTACTTTAATCACATAAAGATAAATCCTGCGCAAGCAGTTACTTTTTGGCAAACACTGCTATCTGCAAAGTATAACCGTACCCCAAATTGGATGTATGTAAAGACTGCAAAGGCTAAAGCTGAAAAGAAAGCTGTTCAACCTGTGAGCGATGAAGTAATGCGCTCTTACTGCGAAACATACAAAATATCAAGAAGAGACTTAGATACTGCAATTCTGATGCTAGGACAAAGCATGGAAAAAGAGCTAAAAGATTTTGAACAACTAACACAACAATAATGGCAACAACATTTTCAATACCCGAACCAAAAGATAGAAACTTGTATCTTGCTTCCCAGGTGAATCAGGAAAGCATGAATAAATTGTCTAAAGAAATCATCGAGATCAACGAGTCTGACGATTACCTAAAGAAGCTTTACGCTGTTCATGACATAGTGTATACACCGAAGCCAATTAAAATCTACATTGATTCGTATGGTGGTGCGGTTTACCAATGCTTTGGTTTGATTGGTGTTATGGAAAAAAGTCAAACACCAGTGCATACATACGTTACCGGCTGTGCAATGAGCTGTGGATTTATCATTCTTATTCATGGGCATAAGAGATTTGGTTATCAGCACGCAACTCCTCTGTACCACCAAGTATCTACAGGGTTTTGGGGAAAAGTCGCAGACATGGAAGATGACCTTAAAGAGGCCAAAAGGCTACAGAAAAAAATTGAGGACATGACAATCTCAAAGACCAAGATTACGCCATCCAAATTAGAAAAGGTGTATAAGCGCAAGACTGATTGGTTTATGTCAGCTGATGAGGCTCTTAAACTTGGCGTCATTGATGAGATAGTCTAAAAACTAGACCGGTGATATATAAAGAAAAGTATATCACAATTGAGCTGCACAACGACTCTTACCAGCATTGGGGAATATGTTAGGATAACCCAAAACAAGCCTTTTCGATACGTTACCAAAATGACAGGTTGGAGTGAAATTATCACTGGAATCGGTCAGCTAAAGAAAGAATTTAGATGGGGCACTAACAATCGAGTGAAGGCGTCCTGGATGGACCTTACCACGGAAAATCTCACGCGCATCATATTAGACCCAACCAAAGACTTGTTTGTAGACTTTCGGTATACTCTGATAGGCGGAGGCCCTATTACCATTGAGGATGTAATGTTAGAATTTGAGCAAACAGAAGATGCTCTAGATCCTTATTTAGGCTATCACCCTCCTATGCTAGTTGGTGATAGAGGTAATATCAGCAATTTAACAAAGATTGAAAACTTTACGTTCAAACCTTACGACGTAAATCCAGCAGTTGTGTTGTACAAAGAGCTGAGTGCAACAATAAATAAGATGTTTGGCCACGACGTGATGTATGCACGTGCTGTGCCTATGGCTGTTGGCCGCGATGTAGTACTGCATGAGTGGACACTTTATGACGTGGATGACCCATGCTGTGTAAAAGTTCTTGTTCCAAACAACGAGTTTCCTGATAGCAAAATCAACTTCAATCCATTTGGGCTAGATTTTGAAATGCCTTTTGAAGTGCATATTGTTAAGGAGTACTATGAAGGTGTTTTTGGTGTGGGTACCGCTCCGCAGCAACATGACATCGTCTACTTTCCAATAACAGACAGAATTTACGAAGTAGAAAGCTCGTACCTTTTCCGTGACATTATGCAGAAGGAGGTGTACTGGAAAGTTTCCTTGAAAAAATACGCGCCAAAGTCAAATCGTTACGAGCCTACGGATTTGCGTGAGCAGTTTGACTCTCTTACTGCTGATACTGAAGAAGAGTTTGGCGAAGAGGTTCGTGAAGAAGAAATTCAAGACACAAAACCCCAACAGTACGACCAAAAGATTGGTTCGAGATATTATGACCCAATACGACAAACTATAAACGACGACCTGGTGATCGTGGAACAGCAGCTAAAGAACTGGAGTAACATATTGTCGGAAAGCCAATATGACCTTCGCTCTATCTTTAACGTTCTAGACAATCCTATTGCTGTGACGTATAAAGCTTTTTCGACCTTTCCTGGTACATCCGAAGCAAACAGAGCTTTGTGTGGGTGGTTTAAAGAGATTAAACCAAGAGTTACGCTTCCTAAAGATGTCGTTAAAGGTTCCATCATTAAGGGCACGCCTGGCGCAACTACCACGCCGATAAGTTTTTCTATACTGCCTAAGCGCAACTATCAACCTGGTGACTTGCTAAAAGTTAGCCGATTCAATGGACTAACACTATACGGAACGTTTGTTTCAAGTACACAAATTGTTGGAGGTTTTACTATTGTGATGGAAGTTCGCAACGAAATTATACAGTACTTAGACTCATACTTCCCTAACTGGGCTAGCACCTCAGTTACAAGTGGCTATCATTTAGAGCCTACATACGAAAAAATCTTTATGGACGGTTGGGATGGACAAAGCGGTTGGAAGCTCTCCTCTTACGCAGGAAGGTTCATCGTTTTCAAATCAACGTATGAGGATATCATCTTTATACTACAAAACAACCTGGTAGAGGATAGTTGGTACGGCTTCTTCTTTAATGTAAGCAATACATACCAACAAATTTCATTGGACTTATGGGTGCGCAAATGGAGCGAAACCTCTCCAACTCCCGCACAGACCACAGACTTGGAGAATATATACTCTAAATCTGTGATAACGACGGTAGACGATAGGTCTGCTAGCAATTACAGGTACCGCATTCACGGAGCAAACATGGTGTATACTAACATCAGATTGTTTGAAGAAACCGAGAATGATTTACAAAAACAAATGATAGTTCTAAACCAAACTATAGTACAGGATTCGCAGTTTGCTGTCATTATTGACAATGCTATTCCAAGACTTCGATTACCGTTTATAGCAAAAAGTAAGTAATTATGCCAAGACAAGATAGTGATGAGCGCAAACGTGAAAAGCAGCTGCGTGATGACCTGGAAAAACTAATTGATACAGATCTCACAGAGATTAAAGGGTTGGTGCAGCAGGCTGAAAGTGTTCTCCCTCAAAGAAGCTCGGGCTTTCTAAACTACGAAGTAGTAAAAAAGGACGCTGATACACGCGCCAAAAAAATCGTGACTTCAATTGCTGAGTTTTACCTCAACAAGGACATGATTAGGGAGATACCTTACATTCGACAAAAGAACCTGGTAGACCATATCACAGTGTCAAACCTTTTGTTCCAAATGAAAACTGCGGAGCATGCAATCATTAAGTTGCTAGAAGAGATTGACAATGGGAATACTCACCCAAGAACTTTTGAGGTACTGGCATCCTTGCAACGTTCTAAGATGGAAATTGTAAAACACTTAGCACAGTTTATGGTTGTGATGGAGCAAAACTATAAAAACCTCAAAGATGATTACCGAGTTAAAAAGGCAGAAGAGCCTACTGGAGCTATCGGGGAAAGTTACGAGGACGTTCAATCCACGACACAATTCCGGGGTTCACGCGCACTAATTGAAACTTTGCGAGAGGCTGTTCCTGAGCACCGTGCATCAGGAGACCTTAACAACGAAAATATAGAAGATGTCGAGTAGAGGTAAGATATGGAATACCAAGAGAATCAATGAGCAAATTGAGCGCATTGAAATGGGTATCGCTGCAGACTACTCTCCTTTTTACGAAGGCCGAATAGATTCACGTGCTGCTGACATAGTCTTTGAGTATACTGAGGAAGAGCTCAAAGAAATGGCTAAGTGCGCATCCGATGTAGTGTACTTTGGTGAAAAGTATTGCTTCTCTATGACGGATGAGGGTATACGTCGTATCAAACTGCGTTCGTATCAGAAGACTATGCTTAAGTCTTTTCAGGATAACCGCTTTAGTGTAATGCTTGCTAGCCGACAAAT